AGTACTGCTATTATCTGATAATGATGATTTCCATCATAAACACCGTTGAGTATAACGAGTACAAAACCGGCTCCCGTGACGAGGCAATTATTGCCTCTCTGCGGCCTTTCATAACGAAGCTTGCCTCTGCCTTGGTGGTAGCTCTTACATCTCTCACCTACATTGTCTTTGGCGTTACCGACTTTACTAACCGCATTTCCACTTTGGAGCAGAGCTGCACTCAGGGCGTTATCAGTGAAAGTGAGAAGCTCAGTCAAATCGCAGCTGTGCTGCAAGGCGTACAGTCCAGCCAGAATAAGGGCTTACTGTTTGCCATGACAATTGTGCCTTGGCTGCTTATGTCCCTGTCCTATATACTCTACAAGCGTCACTACAAGCTGGATGAGGATGAATACCAGCGCATTTGTCAGGAGATTGAAAACCGCAAAACCGTAAGTGCATAAGTCATTAAAAGTGCTGTCTCAAAATAGCTTACATGGCTAAATTGAGGCAGCACCTTACATTTTTATAAATACATATATTGACTTTTGGCTCTGACAGTTATAAAATACAAGGCAAGAGGGGCGACTGCTGGTAACAGTCCCGGTAAACCTCGGTGAATTTAGAATTCATAGATTTAACCGTTCTTGTTGCTAGGGACGGTTATTTCTTTTGTGTTACGTTAATAACTCCAAAGATAACAACGGCTAACAGTGTTAGTAAATTTATTACGTCTGATACTGCCATGTTGTCACCTCCTGTATCTGGGTATGTAGGAGGTCTAGCCGTTCCCCGCTTGCCTTGCTTGGTTGTAATATAGCATACTCGATTAAGTATGCCAAGCCCCTTTTTCAAAAAATTTTTTACGTCCTCCCTAAGAAGAGGAAGAAGGGGGGACTATAGGGGGGTTATTAGAGTTATTATATTATCCTAGTATTATATTATATATTTATATTATATATCTACTCTATTGTTGATATATCTAGTATTTGTATCTAGTATTATTATATCTAGTTATTGATACTAGATATTTTTTATTATATATAAATTCTTGTTTATTTGTTTTAACTGTTTTGTTATTAGTTTGTAATTATATCTAAATATTACCGTTTTTATCTATTTGTTATTTTATATCAACTATTTGTTATTTACCTTGGAACTATTGATTTTACTAGGTTTTTTAAAGTTTTCTATATTTTGCGATATAAATAAACATAATACACAAGATATATTATGCAGGAATTTACAATTACAAAGTATTGACATTTAGTTACAATGGTGATATTCTCTAATTAGGAGATAATATATATTGTCTCTATCTTTTAAGGTTAATGAAGTTCGCATAATAACTATTGAGCGAACCAAAACAGGAGATTTATAGCAATGTTTATTAGACACTTCAAGGTATTTGTATAAAACAATTTGGGACTATTACAGTTAGTTGTCAATTAGCCCTCTGGGGCTGGGCGCTGGGGGCTTTTACCTCCGCGGGGCTGGGGTGTGTGGCCATCCGTAACCTACCATCTACGGCAACCAATAACCCGGAGGGGTATCGGAAAAAGAGGGGCGCGCTCGCTATATAGTATATATACATATCTCACAGACTTGAGAGCAGTTTTTGAAAAAGGGGTAGGAGAAAAACAGGGGGACTATAAGAAAAAACATAGTCTCAGAAATAATAAAAACCCCCATAGAAAAACAAGGGTGAAATAATGGCAAAGAGGAAAGCGGCAACCAAACAACAAAACATTGTATGGAATCCGGGAGAAGCAAATCCAAAGCAGCTGTTATTTTATCAAAGCCGGACATTGTACACAGCGTATGGTGGAGCAAAGGGTGGAGGAAAAACCCATGCAGTAAGAATAAAGGCAATAGGCGGGGCGATATTTAATCCGGGCATAAAGATACTGATAATGCGCCAAACCTATATTGCTTTGGAAGAGAACCATATAAGGCCTATATGCAAGATGGTTCCGGCGGAGTTGGCAAGTTATAACGGCTCAACACACATAATGACCTTTAGCAATGGGTCAACGATAAGGTTTGGACATTGGGCAGGGGAAGAATCAGAGCGAGAGTATAACGGACAAGAATATGACTGGATATTCATAGACGAAGCGACACAGTTTAGCGAGAGAGCATTTAATTTCTTAGGCGGCTGCTTGCGTGGCGTAAATGAGTTTCCAAAAAGAATGTATTTAACGTGTAACCCCGGTGGAGTTGGTCATAGATGGGTAAAGCGGCTCTTTATAGACAAGGATTATAAAACATATCCTGATGAGCCGGAGCGAGACGAACACCCGGAAGATTACACAATGATATTTGCCACTGTTGAGGACAATTATCACTTGATGAAATCCTCACCAGCGTATTTGAAATCTTTGAACAGTATGCCGGAAGATGTGCGCCGGGCATACAGATACGGTGACTGGAACGCAGTAGGCGGCAACTATTTCAAGGAGTTCAAAGAAGAGCTGCACACAATAAAGCCGTTCAAGATACCGGCACACTGGACACGGTACAGGAGCTTTGACTATGGTCTTGATATGTTTGCTGTGGGCTGGTGGGCAGTTGATGAAGATGGCCGGTGTTGGTGCTATAGAGAGTATGAGCAATCTAACCTGATAGTTCAAGATGCAGCGGCTGAGATAAAAAGCCACACATTACCGAACGAGTTTATAACAATTACTTATGCGCCGCCGGATATGTGGTCAAGAGTAAAAGACACAGGCAAGACAATGGCAGAGCTGTTCGCATTGAATGGTGTACCAATAGTCAAGAGCGATAACAACCGAGTACAAGGTCATTTGATGATGAAAGACATGCTTGCACCAATACCGCTTCATGACCCGTTTGTAAGAGGATTGTTCAAGGAACCGCCGGACACATTACCGGGAATGATTTTCTTTAATGACCTTGAAAAAGTCATAGCAGATATACGAGATATACAGGCAGACGAGAAAAACCCTAATGACTGTGCAAAACAACCGCATGAAGTCACGCATAGTGTTGATATGGTCAGGTATTTTGCGGTGTCGAGAGTAATTTCGGCAGTGTCAGAAACAAAAGAAGTTGTTATTGAGGATGATGAGGGTACAGAGCAGGACTACAGCGAATATATGTGCGGCGGCGAAATAAGTTCCAGCTATATGTGAGTAAGGAGGAAGCGAGAAAATGGGCGCAAGGGGCGCAAAACCAGAGATAGACAGTCCAAAAGCCTTGAAGAAAGCAGTCGATAACTACTTTGCAAGGTGCGCAGAAAGCGGAGTTTTTCCCGACTATGCCGGAATGTGCTTGGATATGGGCAAAACAAAGAAAGAAATGCAGGCTCTGGGTGACAGCGGCGAGGAATATCAGAATGTTCTAGATTACGCAAAGGACAAGAGAGAAAGCTACCTTGCCCGGCTGATGGCTTCCGACAATAAAAGGGCTATGGGCTGTATGAATAACCTAAAACAGCCTATAAACGGCGGATATGTGGACAGACCGGTGGAGAATTCAACGCCGGAAATAAAAATAAACGTGGTAGGAGTAGGCGGAGAGGAGGCTTTTAAGTGATTTATCTGGGGATTTTGGTAATTATACTAGCGCTAGTGGTGCTGATAGTAAAATACAGAGCGCTGGAAGAAGCTTTGAATCAGTTCGACGCTGATTATTACAGTACTTTGATGGAAGTTACCCACAAGATGAAAGAACTGATGGATTTACTTGAAAGAGAAGTTGCAAAATCAGAGGACTATATAACCACGAAAGATTTTGACGAGCTTTCAGAGCGTGTAGAGACGTTGAGCGGCCAGATTGAAGAGCTTGATAATGCAGACATGCCAAGATATGACGAGGATCTAATAAAAGGCCTAGAGGGAATAATGAATTATGACCTTGAATCGGCAATAGGAGTACGTCCAAATGATTGATGATGAAAACGGACTGTTTGGTGAAGCCAAAAAGCCAACACCAGAAATAGGCTATGCCCTTTATAACAAAGGCAAGGCTTTTAACAGCGCAATCAATCTAAATGATACCGTAAGGGTAAATGAAAACTTCTATATCGGTAAACAGTGGGAGGGCGTGCAGTCAAATGGCTTGCCAACACCACAGTTTAACTTCCTGAAAAGAGTTACCGGCTTTATTGTAGCAACGATTACGACCGATAATATCAAGGTTACAGCTTCTGCATTGGCAAGTACACCAAATACATCACAGTTGGTAGAGCCTGTACGAATAGTAAACGAGGAATTTGAAGCACTGACAGAAAGAAACAGAGTACCGTCAATGCTCCGTGAGTTTGCCAGAAATGCCGCTGTAGATGGTGACGGCTGTATATATACATACTGGGATGCTGATGAAAAGAACAGCAAGGATTCTAAAGGGGCTATTAAGTCTGAAATCATAGAGAATACAAGAGTTTTCTTTGGTAATCCCAATGACAGAAATGTGCAGTCGCAACCTTGGATAATTATTTCAAACCGTGAAATAGTTCGCAGAGCCAGACGAAAAGCCAAGTCTAACGGTTTTAAGGAATGGCAAGCAATCACCTCCGACACTGACGATAGAGATATAGATTCAGTCAAGACCGTGGAGGACGATAAAGTAACCGTTTTTTTGCTTATGTGGAAAGACGATGAAACAGGCAAAGTGTGGGCTTATGAATTTACACAAAATTGCGGTGTAAAAGATGCTTGGGACACAGGGCTTACGCTTTATCCTATCGTTTGGCTGCCTTGGGATTATGTTCAGGATTGTTATCACGGACAAGCAATGATAACAGGGCTGATACCCAACCAGATATTTGTCAATAAGATGTGGGCAATGAGTATGCTGTCTATGATGAGAACAGCATACCCCAAGTATATATATGACAGCACAAGAATCAAGAAGCTGGATAACCGTGTGGGCGCTGCAATAGGCGTTCCGGGAGGGGATATATCTAATGCGGTCAAGACAATTGACCCGGCAACCATTTCACCGCAGGTATCACAGTATATAGAGCTTGCAATAAAGCAGACTGAGGAAAGTCTAGGAGCTACCAGTGTAGCTTTGGGCGATACTAGGCCGGATAACACATCTGCAATCATAGCTTTGCAGAGAGCCGCAAGCACTCCAACAGAAATGACAAAGCAGTGTTTATATCAGGGTGTAGAAGATCTGTTTAGAATATACCTTGATTTCATGTCTGAGTATTACGGCAAACGGATGGTGGATATGGAAACACCTCCGCAGGTACAGCAAGCTTTTCAGTTTGCAGGACAGCAAGCGCCAGAAGAAGTACCAATGGAATTTGACTTTTCAACACTTAAAGAACATCCAATGATGTTGAAACTTGATGTGGGCGCAAGCAGCTATTACAGCGAAATCGCTTCTATGCAGACACTGGACAATTTGCTGATGAATAAGCATATAAGCATAGTCCAATATCTTGAAAGAATTCCTGACGGATATATCCCGGCTCGCCGGGCGCTTATATCAGAAATACTCAATAGCCAGCAAGCAGCAACACCGCAGGCAATGCCGGGTATACCAGCCGGAGCGCCGGGCGGAATGCCAGAGGGTTCAGCTAATATAGAGACTGGGCAGAAACCAGAAATACCAACTGGTGGCGGATTTGGTGCTTTGCAGCGAAAAGTATTACAGCAGGGAACAACAGAGGGTTTAGTTTAACAAATAAAAAAATAAGGAGGTAAACGCAAAATGACTTATTTTGGCGTGGCAAGTGTAGCCGCAATTATTCTTATCTGCTACTTGATAGGAGAGATTGTAAAGGCCACAGGCATTGATAATAAATGGATTCCGTGCATTGTCGGTACTTGTGGTGGCCTTTTGGGAGTAGTTGCATTGTATGTAATGCCCGATTTTCCGGCTCAGGACATAATTAACGCCCTTGCAGTGGGCATAGCTTCTGGGCTGGCGGCTACTGGCAGTAATGAACTGGTACAGCAGCTAAAAGGTGATTCTTAATGACACAGGAAGAATTAACAAAGGCTTTGACCGAGGTACAAGAAAGGTCAAAAAGCAACACACACCGTATTGATGAGCTTGCAAAAGTTGTAGAAACAATACATGAGCTTGCTACATCAATCGAATTGCTGGCGGTAAAGCTCACAAATATGCAGGAAGATGTAACGGAGCTAACAGGCAAGGTAAATACTTTGACTGATGCTCCCGGCAAACGATGGGAGCTTATAACCAGCGATGTAATAAAGCTAGTACTAGCCGCATTTGTAGGCTATGCACTAAAAAGTATTGGATTATAAACCGGCTTAGACCAAAGCCGATAACACTGACCGCCGACCCATAGCGGAAAGGAGAAAAAATATGCTAGACGAAACTATTCAGGACATTGTTGAAGAAACCGACGAGGGAAGCGCTACCTTGGACGAGAATGTATTTGACGATGCGTGGGGCGATGATGAAGTAACCCCTTCCGATGAAACTGAGGAAGAGGACAAAGCTCCAGACCAAGAGCCGGAAACCGAGTCCGAAGAGCAAAACGACCAGCAGGAACAGGCAGAGGGCAATGAAACAAAGCTCACTGATGAAGCTGATACTGAAATGTTTACCTTGCGATATATGCAAGAGGATAAACAGTACAGTAAAGCAGAAACCACAGTATTAGCCCAAAAAGGGCTAGATTACGACAGAATAAGAGAAGAGCGAGACGGACTAAAACAGGAACAGCCTAAACTAAAGAGGTATGAGAGCTTCCTGAAAGAGCTTGCAGAGGATAGCGGCACAACTATTGACGAAATGGTTGACCAAGTGCTTGCGGCAAAGCTTGTGGAGCGAGAACGCAAAGCCGGAAATGTTATCACTGATTCAAAAGCTAAATCTATCATTCAGAACGAGTGGTCAGCTGAAACGCAGCAGGACAGCAAGAAAGAAACTACGGTATCTGAACCGACAACCGGTACAGATACACAGGGCAACAAAGCAGCTAATAAACAGCAACTTGATATTGCCGCTTTTGTAAAAGCTTATCCTGATGTAAAGGCTAATGAGATACCGCAGTCTGTGTGGGATGAAGTTCGTAACGGTTCAGACCTTGTTTCTGCGTATACCAGATATGACAATAAGCAGCTCCGCAGTCGTTTGGAGACTTTGGAGCAGAATAAGAAAAACGCAGAGAGAAGCACCGGCAGTAGAAAATCTGTCGGCAACAAAGGCCAGACTGATGATTTTGATACTGCGTGGGATGAAGATTAAATAGCTGTTCTCTCTGCCATTGAGAGAAAGGAAATTAAATAAAAATGGCAATTAACCTAGCCGCAAAAGCTTCCCCTAAAGTGGTGGAGCGTTTTAAGATTAAATCTTGCACCGAGGGTATTTTCTCCAGTTCCTATGATTGGACTGGTGTCAGAACTGTAAAGGTCTACTCTGTTGATACCCTCCCCCTGAATGATTACGATATTACCAAGACCGACGGTTTACGTTTTGGTTCTTTGACTGAGGTTGGCGATACCGTTCAGGAAATGACTGTAACCGATGATAAGAGCTTCAACGGTGTTGTCGATAAGGGCAATGATACTTCCCAGCTCCAGATTAAGGCGGCTTCTAAGGTGCTGAAACGTCAGACCGATGAAGTTATTATTCCCTATGTTGACAAGTACCGCTTGCAGAAGCTGGC